CCGCCGGTCGGCGCGATCGGCGAGCCAGGACCCGACCTTGCCGATCGCGGCCGGCCCGCCGATCAGGGCGAGAAAGCCCGCCACGATCCCGATAACGCCCCCGGTCGAGACGCCCCCCGGCTCAGACATGCGCAGTCTCCAGATATGAAAAAGCCCGCGCGAGGCGGGCGAGAAAGTCGGCAGTTGGGAACCTGCTAGGCCGCGTCGAAATCCTTCACGTCCTGGTCGGTCGCATCGACGATCGCCTGCGCTGCCGCCCGCTCGGCGTCGTCGGCGACGATCTCGGGGTTCGGCACCGTCTCGGTGCCGGCCGGCTCGCCCGTCTCGGGATCATAGGCCGGCCGCTCGATCGTCGCCGGCAGCGGATCGATGGCCGGCGCCAGCTCGATCGGCTCGCCATCCTCGTCCACGCCCATGATCGCCGGCCGGCCATCGGCGAGGCGATAGCGGGCGAGCCGCTCGATCGCGGCGCGATAGCCGGCCAGCGCGATGTTGAAGAGGTTGTTGGCCTCGTTCACCGCGTTGTCGGCGATCCACTGTTCGGCCCAGGCGAGATAGGCCGGATCGTCGGTCACGATCCCCTGTTCCCGTTCCCACTGCGCCCGCTCGGCCTCGAAATGGCGCAGCCCGCGCTTGACGGCCTGGCGATAGTCCAAGGCGACATCGCCCTTCTGGATGAAGATCGTCATGGTCAGATATCCCGCTGCGATACGATGGCGACATCGACGGTGCTCGGGGCCACCGCCATGACCACGCTGTAGAGGAAGCCGTCGAAGCTGATCGTGTAGTCCTCGCCCGCGCCCGGCCGGAACAGCGCGCCGTTGACGAACACCCGTTTGGGCCGCCAGCCCTGTGGCAGCGGAAAGGCGGTCTGCGTACCGTTGCCGGCGAAGAGGAAGTCCTGCGTCTCGCTGGCGCGAACCTGCGCCCGCAGCGCGGCCAGTTCTTCGCGGAGGTTCTGGGCTGGCTTTTCGATATAGACGGTCATGATCAATCATCCGCTACGAGGTTGTTGGCCGCCGAGATCGTCGCGCCGACCGCGTTGGTGGTGTTCGCCACGCGGCGCAGCCCCTGGAAGACGCTGCGACCGGCCGAGGTGCCGATATGGAGCAGGCCGTTGTCCTGATCGTGCGTCACGGCGGCCACCACGTCCGAGCCGCCATAGAGCGTGCAGGCCGCGCCGGGCTGGAACAGCTCCCTTTCATCCTCATAGATTTTGCGGATTTGCGCGGGCGATGGCGGGGTCGCGCCGATCCGCAAGAGGGCGAGCGAGCCAGGCCACGAGTTCGCATGATCATGACGCCCACCCACAACAAGCGTGGCGTCAGCAGCCGGCGGCGCGATGTTTCCTGACGCGGTTGCGTCGGTGGCGTCGATCACGCCGTTCACATAAAGATAGGCAACGCTGCCGAATCGCACAAATGCGTAATGCGTCCAGATATTGGGATCGATGGCGGTTGCGCCGGTGATGGCGACGATATTGACGCCTGCATTGTCGAACGCCGACGCCGATAGCTTGTTGTCGGCTCCCGACAGGAGCGACAAACGGCCCTTATCGTCACTATCGTCCGCTTTCCGCCGGTCGAGAATATGGCGCGCCGCGGACACCCCCTTCTTGAACCAGCCCATCACGCAGAAGTCGCCGGTCCCGAAGTCCAGCGCCGGGTTGTACGCCTGCTCCAGATAGTTGCTCGCCGAGAAGCCCGAATAGCCGACCAGCTCCGCGCCGGCTGCGACGGCCGCGCGGGTGACCGTGCCGTTGACCCGCATCCCGCGCGCCTTCCCCGAGCGATCGGCGGTCGCGAGATCGACGGTGATGTTGTCGATCTTGACCCGAAGCGTGGCGTTGGCGGCCAATATCTCAAGGGTCTGGGTCGTGGCCGTGGCGACGAAGGTGAACTCGTCGAAGCCGGCCGTTGCCGATTGGGCCGACTGATAGACCACCCCAGCCCTCATGAAACAATTCTGCGTTCCGGCAATCCGCTCGAACCGAACCATATAGGCAGCACCGATGGTCAGACCGGTGAGCGTCCGGGTCGCGATCGTGTAAGAGGCGGCGGTCACATCCAATATGTCGACGCCGGCATTATCTGTCGCAGCCGGATCGATCGTCCATCCGTCGAAATTGCTCGTTCCGGTGAACGTGCTGGTGATCACGTTCGTGGCAACCAGAGCCGTCGCGTCCTTCGACGCCAGCCATGCGCCTTTCACCGCACCGACCATCCATCCCGAATTATAAGCGTAGGAGATGTACGCGACCATGCTTCCCGCGAAATTGGCTTCGTTGGGGAGAAGCAGGTTGACGCCACTGAAGGCCAACCCCATGGCCAGCGTGTTCCGATATTTCGATTGCGCGACCACCCTGCCGGTGGTGCCGTCCAGCCCGAGCCGGGCGGGCGTCGAATCGGCAGCAAACCGAAAGTCGAAGCTGGTGCTGTCAGCGGTCGGTATGCTCGTCCGCATCCAGACCCGGTAGGCGATGCCGCCGCCGCCCGCCACAGCGAGGAAGCCGGGTCGTATCACGATGCGTTCGCATATCGCCGAGCTTGCCGGCACCCAGTCGGCAACGGACCCGTCGGGGTGGATGATGCTCGCGCCCGCGTTCGTGGCGACCGCGATTGTCGGGATCGGAAGCCGAGAGGCCGGGTCGATCGGCGCGTCGGGCATGACCGTCATGTCGATGTCGTTGACAAAGGCATTCACGAACGCCTGACCGATCGTGGCGTTGGCCGTGCTAAGCTGCGGCCTCGGCGTTACGGTCGACCAGCCCGACTGGACGTAGATGCCGCTAGGATCGCCGCCCTGTCCCAGACCGTACCAAGTGTTCCGGTCGGCAGCGAGATCGATCACCGCGAGCCCGCCGTAACCCGCATTGCTGGCAATGCAGATGCGCCCATTTAGCGCCCGAACCTTGGTCATGACCGTCGCGCCGTAGGACGGAAAGGCCCAACGAAGATTGCCCCACATCGGCGCAGCAGGATCATCCAGATCATAGACGAGGACGTTGCTCGCATCGATCAAGACGATCAGCGCGACGGCCGGGAATTCGCGCCGCGCGCCTCGGAACGTCGTGTTCAGCGGTTCATTGTAATAGGCCGTGTGCTGGCAGCGCTTGCGCCAGGCGCCGCCGTCGCTGTCCTTTGACGTGTCATAGACGAACAGGCCGACCGCCGAGACGGCCTTGGAGAGCGCGACCAGCGACAGGTTCTGATAGGCGACGGCCGCCGCCGCGCTCTGCTGATAGCCATAGGCCAGCGCCGCATTGCTCGCGACCTCGGCGCGCTTCGCCTCGACCAGATCGCGCGCCGTCTCGGCCTGCGTTTTCGACGCGGCGGCAGCGGTCGCGCTGTTGCCGGCCGCCGTGGCCGAGGCGGCGGCCTCGCCCGCCTTGGTGTTGGCCGTCGTCGCGCTGCCGGCGGCGGCCGTCGCGGCAGCCTGCGCATCCGCCACCGACGTGCCGATCGACGCGACGCTGGCCGCCGCCGCCGTGGCCGCTGCCTCGGCCGCCGCCGCGAACTCGGCGACGGTCCCGCCCGCAATCGTCGCCCACCTGGCCCAGCAGGGGAAATAGACAGTGCCGCCGCTGCCGTTGATGACCGGATAATAGCCGAGCGGCCCGTGCGTCGGATCGGTCGACGGCTTGCCGTCCGCGTCGAAGCTGTCCGGGTCCGTGGTGCTGCCCGCGACCAGGTTGAAATTATACTGGCGCAGGGCGTCGCTGGCGTCGGCGAGATCGCCGACCCGCGTTGCCAGGGCCACCAGGGTTGGATTGTCGATTTCAGGCATGCGCCATCCTTCAGGGCAGGGGTGGATATCCGGCGGTGATGTCGATCGCGGCGAGCGCCGCTTCGTCCTCCGCCGCGTCGATCAGGGTGAAGATGGCGTTGGCGGCCGCTCGGCAGGCTTGCTCATGCGCCGATGCGGCGTCGCCGATCGCCATCATCTGGGCCGCGTCGAGCGTGGCCTCACTGTCGTCGGCCAGGGTCCAGTCGATCGACCAGGCCGGATCATCGTCCAGATGACGTGACGCCAGCGAGGCATAGCGCTCGATCGCGGCCAGGCTGTCGCGGCCGGGGCCGCTGTCGGTCTGGATCGCCCCGATCCCCGCGACCGTGATGCCCTGGCCGATCCGCTTGCGGCGGACGCGCTTCGCCTCCTCCCTCCGCGCCGCCTTCAGTTCGTCGAGGCCGGGAACATGAAGGATGAAGGCGGTCCCATCCTCCGACAGGCGTCCTTCCGCCCATCCGTCGATCTCGACCGCGACTTCGCCGGGACGGACCTTGGCCGCCAGATCGTCGGCCACCGGGAATTCGCAGATCCTCGCCTCGCCGCCGGGAATGCCGATCGCGTACATCACCATCGCCGCGCTCCTACTTGTACCGGATGAACACGATGACGCCCGAGCCCGAGCGCATCTCGACATCGCCGCTATCGGCCAGGAATTGCGGCCCGATATGATAGGTGCCGGCGGACAAAGACCATGTGGCGGGGAAGGACGGGTTCGACATATAGGCGCCGTCGCCCGACGACGGCCCCTCGACCGAACCGATCACGGCCTCGGCCGCGTTGTAGAGGATCATGCGGACGATCAGCGACGACGACCCGATATAGTTCGCCCGGCCCATGAACAGCACCAGCACGTCTGCCGCGTAGTCGAGAGTGAAGGTGTGCCACGCCCCCGACAGGACGTTGTACCAGCTACCGTTCGACGTGCGGGTGCTGCCCGAAAGCGTCGACTCGACCTTCGTGACGCTGTTGCTGATCAGGTTCGGGGTGCTGACCGATCCCGTCGTCTTGAGGTTGCCGTAGATTTCGACATTGCCGCCCGCGACGCGGAGCACCATCGTCCAGCCCGAGCCGGCGGACGGGTTGGAGATATGGACCTCCTTCGCCCCGAACGCGACATTGCTGGTGACGACGCCGGGCGAGGTCTCCGCGCGCGCCGAAATGAAGGCCGTCGCCCCGCTGCTGGTGTTCGTCGTGACCGACCAATAAGCGCCGGTGCGGCCTTGCAGGCTGGCAATCGCGCCGCTGTGCGTCGTGACGGTCGAGCCGATCCCGCTGATCGACGCGCTCAACGACGAATAATGATCCGCCTCCGTCGTGGTCAGCGTGGCGAGCGCCGTCGTCAGGTCCCCGATGCTCGCCGAGTTCGCGGTCAACGAGGCGCCATGGCTGGTCAAGGTCGCGTTGACGCTGGTCAGCGCCGAGGCGCGCGCGGAGCTTTCGTCGCTGATCGCCGTTTCCAGCGTCGACACCTGCGCGGCAAGATCGGCCTCGACCCCATCGACCTGCGATTGCAGATCGGCAATCGCCGTCGCCCGCGCGCCGGCTTCGTCGTTGATCGCCTCTTGGACCGTGACGATCGCCGCCTCGCGGTTGCTCGTCTCCGTCGCGAGCGCCGCGTTCATCGTCGTGATCGCGCTGACCCGCGCCGCCTCCTCATCGGCGATGGCGGTCTGGAGCGCGGCATAGTTCGCCGTGATCGTCCCGCCGAGCGTGGTCAACGACGCCGATATCTCGGCGTCCCGCTCGGCATAGGTCTGCGTCGGGCTGACCTTGACCGTATTGATGTCGAGTATCCACGCCGACCCGTCGAGCGACTTGGCGCCCATCAGCGCCAGATCGGTGACGATCGCGGTATCGCCGTCGATCCGCGCCTGCGTCTCGCGCCGCTGGACGGTATGGAGGTGCTCACCATCGAGCCACGCGAGCGCCTGCGATCGCTGCTCGCGCGTCTCGGCGAGCAGCATCGTCTTGAGGTAGTTGGTCAGCAGCTTGGAAAGCTGCGCGCGTTCCCCCTCCACGATCGCGATGGTCGCCAGCGCATCGGCAACCACCTCCTCGGCAAGCTTGTCGGCAACATAGGTCCCGGCCGGCGCACCGGCTGTCGCACCCGGCTCGGCGGGCTTGAGGTCCTGCAATGTCGGGCCGGCGCCACCGTCATAACGGATGTCGGCCGGGTCGATCGACGCCGACAGGTTGAACCAGACCGCACCGTCGCTGCCGGGTGCGACGCCGCTGGTCGGCGCGGTGCCGACATGCAGCCAGCGCGATCCATCCGGCATGTCGACGACATCGCCTTCGCGATAGCTTTCGGCCGCGATGTAGCGGCCGCGATCGAGCAGCACCGCACTGAACGCGATGTCGGACAGGGCATGGACCTGCCATGTGCGCTCGGCCTGCACCGCCATCCGCCAATAGGGCGGGCTCACCTCGATCTGTTGGACATCGCCGACCATGGGCAGGGCGGTGCCGTCGCTGCGCAGCGTCGCAACCGGTTCGCCGATCCCGATCGGCACGACGAACAACTGGCCGAGCCAGGACACGCCCGCCACCGCGTTCACGCTCGCGGCGATACGTTGGATGATCGCGCGCGCCGTCACCTGCTCGCCCAGATAGAGCGACAGGTTCCACGGCCGCGCCGCGTCGAGCGCATCGAGCGAGGCGCCCGAGACGCGATCCACCTTGCCCAGCTTGTGCGCGATCCGCCGGATGATCTCGCCCGGCTTGCGCGCCCACCCGTCCGGGCCGGCCGCGTCGCCCGACACGAGATAGCTGGGCATCCCTTCCAGCGGCGCGCCGTGGCGCACCAGACCCAACGCCTTGCACGTCCCGATGTAGCCGCGCGGGATCGCCGCCGCCTTCAGCGCCGCGAGATTGGCATAGTCGCCGATCGAGAAGGGGAACCGCACCAGGCGCTCCAGCGCGGCGTTGAGCGACTGGATCGCGCCATAGGCCGACAGGTGGACGATCATGTCCACGCTGTCGATCATCACGCCGGGCACATAGCGCGGCTCGCCGAGGCACCAGGGCTTGGGAGTACCTTTCTGGCCGGCCTCGCCCTCGATCCCCGTCGTTCCCGCGTACAGGTCGAGCAGCGGCGTATCGAGCCAGCGGTCATCGACCGCGAAATCGATCGTCGCGGTCAGCGCCTCGACCTTGGGCTGGGCCGTCACGATGCCGTCGAAGCGCAGGACGTAATCGCCCCAGGCCGCGCCCACCTCGCCGCGCCACAGCCGCAGCCGCGCGTCGGCCAGCGCGTAGCGCGGGAGATCGGGGAAGGCCTCCGTCATCAGCGTGACGGTCGACGACGGCGTATCGATCTGCCCGTCGAAGCTGCCCGAGAACAGGTCGTACCGCAGCTTGGGGAGCTGCGCGATGGCTGGCCACCACACCGCCCCGTCGAGGTGACAGACAGCCGGATCGTCATGGCTGGCGGCGCGCAGCGTCACCGCCTCCCCGGCCACAGGGTCCCAACCGTCGATCTGGATCAGCGTCGCCGGCATCAGATCACGCTCACCAGATTGAGCCCGGCGGTGAACCCGTCGGCGCGCTGCCAGATCGCCGACAGGTCGCCGAAGCACGGCCCGAAATAGAAGCGGCGCTGCCGCATGGCGTCGGCCGCCGGATCGGTCAGGATCGCCAGCATCTCCGTATTGCCGATCGCCTCGATCATCGGCAGCCAGGCGGCTTCCACCTCATCCTTGTGGATCGCCTTGTAGGTCAGGCCGAGGGTGCGGAGCTTCCGGCCTCGCTTGCGCGTCATCACGCCGAGGCGGTTCCAGTCGACCGAACCGAGGTCCTTGACGCCCAGCCCGGCGCCGAAGCCGAAATTGCGCTCCAGCGCGAGATCGCGGCCGAGTACGATGCGCGCGACCGACGCCTGCCCGCCGGCAAGCCCGCCGATGGTGAAGCGCCAATAGCGCGATGCCGCCGGCCCCGCCCCTTTGGGCGCCTGCCACAGCGCGACGCCGCGTCCGTTCACCGGCATCTCGGACCCGGCCAGGAACGGCAGCGCCGCCCCCGACCAGCCCGCAGGCGCGAAGCCCGGCCCCTGCGCGGCGGTGCTCGCCTCGACCTTCAACGTCATCGCCCCGGTCGCGCCGTCGCAGCCGAACAGGAATGCCGTGTCGCAGGCCATGTCGGAGCCCAGGTCGACGGTCAGCGACGCCGAGGCCCCGGCCGGGCTCTTCCAGACCACGCCCATATAATCGTTGCCGACATAGGCGGGATCGTGACCGGACGCGGAGCCGCTGGCCGTGACCGCTGTGAACGCGGCCGGCGGGACGATCAGTGCATTGGACATGGCTTACCCGAACAGTTCGAGGGTCGTTTCTTCATTTTCCAGATCGAGTTCGATCCGGGCCGGGAGACACGGCGCGTCGACCCGTTGATCGCTGTCGATCAGCCGATAGGTCGGCAGGCCCGTCGTCGGGTCGATCCAGAGTTCGGCCTGTATCGGGACCGCGAAGCGCCGCCGCTCGACGCCGAGCAGGGCGCCGCGCTGATCGGCGCAGGCTTGGGCATCCTCGGGCTCGTCGAAGAAGCCCTCCGCCGGGGGCGAACCCTGATCGCGGGCGCCGGGAAAGCGGGCCTTGATCGGCGCGCTTTCCCAGCTTTCGGTCAGGGCCTCGCGCGAGGCCGCGGCGATATCGGCCGGCAGTGCTGGCATTAGAAGGCCCTCCCGCCACCGATGAAGCCGAAGCCCCCGCCATTGGCCTTGAACGCCTCCAGCAGCGCGGCGAGCTGGGCGCTCTGCCCCTGCAACTGGCCGCTGATCTGGTCGAGCAGTTGCGCGCTGGTCTGGGTCGCGGTCGCCGTCTTCTCCGCGAACGGATCGGCGGCCGGGTCGCTGATCGGCACGGCATTGTCGATCGTGGCGATCGCCTTGGCGGTCGCCGCCTGTATCTGGTCGAACGCCGTGAAGAAGGCGTTGGTCGACCCGTACAACTGCCGCTCGATATCGAGGAAGGTCTGCGCGGCCGACTGATAGGCGTCCTGATCGATCGAGCTGCCGGCGGCGATCCGGTCGAGGAACGGCTGCAACTCGGCCTTGGCGGCGGCCTCCTGATCGCGCAGCGACAGCGGCGACGACGATCCCACCTTGAGCCCCTTGAGGAACTCGTTGAGGCTGGCCGAGGCCGCCTTGGTGTTGATCTTCACGTCCTCCAGCTCAAGATTGTAGAGCCGTTGCGCCTCCGCCATCTGCTCGGCGCCCGCGCCGCCCTCGCGAAGCGCCTCGACCGTCTTTTCCCATTTGTCGTTGAGCGCGTCGATCGCGGCGCCGACCGGATCGAGCCGGGCCTTCAGCGCCTTGGGGATCGCCTCGATATAGCCGGCCTTCGCAACGGCTTCCTCCAGATCGTTCTTCGGGTCCTTCAGGACATTCTTTGCCGCTTGGGAAATGCCGTCAATGACCGCCCCGGTCAGCATCTGGCGGATCGCATACTCCACCGCCCCCTGCTGATCCTGGTCGAACTCCATCGCCCCTTTCTTGATCTTCAGCGACGTACCGCCGGTATTGACGCGATAGTCGCCATGGCGCTGGCCGATCGTGATATTAGGCGCCGACAGCACCGTGCCGCCGAGCTGCTCGACGATGCTTTCGAGGCTGTTGACGACGCTGTTCGCGCTGGCGCTGGCGTTCTGCCTGGCGCCGCCGCTATTGCCCGTCGCCTTGCCGGCCGAGAATTCGCCATCCGAAAAGGAGATGGTCGACGCGCCCCACTTCACGCCGCCGAGCAGCCCGCCGAGCGCGCTTCCGACCAGGCCGCCCGCGATCGAGCCGAGCGGCCCGGCGAAGCCGGCGAGCTTCTCCATGCTCTTGCCCAGCGACTTGCCCACCATCTCGCCGGCCTTCTCGCCCAGCGCGCCGCCCGCCATCGCCCCGAACTGCGACGCCTGCGACGATCCGACCAGGCCGCCCGCCGCCGCGCCCAGCCCGGCGCCCGCGAGCATCCGGCCGAGCGATTGGGTGAACTCGCCCGACAGGCCGAGCAGACCTTCCATTTTCTTGCCGAGCTTGTCGACCGATCCGGCCACCTCGCCGTCGCCGCCGGGCTTGCCGACGATCGGCGGCGTCCCCGTCCATTTCGTCAGCAGGTTGAGCGCCGAATTATTGGCCCGGCCGCCGCCGGCAACGGAGAGCAGGTCGCCGATCAGCCGCCCGGCCTTGCCGCCGATCAGGTCGGTCATGATGTCGGCGACATCCTCGACCGCATCCGTCATGACCCGCTTGTAATGGGCCGCGATATCGGCCTGCGCCTTCTCGATCTTCTCCTTCGCCACCTCGCCGACAAGGCCGGCCTGGGCATCGCCATTGTCGATCAGGCCGCGCAGATCGGTGGCGCCGCCCCACTGCACCTTGCCGCCGCCGATCGCGCGGACGGCGGCCTCCATCCGTTCGGTGAAGGCGCCCAGCTTCAGACGGGCGGCCTCCTCCGATCCGATCTTGCCGGCCGAGATCAGCCGGTCGATGTCGGCCAGCGCATCGACATATTCGCGCGCCTCGGCCGCCACGCCGCTATATTTGTCGCGCAGCGTTTCGAGGCGGGAGGCGAGATCGGCGGCGGTGCGCTCCGCCTCGGCCTGCGCTTTCTTGGTCGCGTCCTCGCCCGCTTTCCGCGCCTCTTCTGCCTTCCGCTGGGCTTCGGCGGAGGCATAGGCGGCCTGGGCGGACTTGTCGGCTATCATGTCGCCGATCGACGTGAACGACGGGCGTTTGTTCAACTCCCGCATAGTGTCCCCCAGCTCTGGCGCGTCAGGCTGTGGAAGGCCATAGCCCATCCAAAGGGACCCGAGGGTTCGCCCAAACCCCACCCGCCCTATGCTTGCCGAAAGCGCATCGACCTTTTTCGTGAGTGCATCGACCCACGAAATCGCGCCGTCATAAGCTCCGCTACTACGGACTATGTTTTCAACCGCGCCATTGACCGACTCGCCAAGTCGGAAGAACGAACCGCTTAGCCCCTCCCCTTCGACCTTCTTCGCGCCACCGATTTTCTTCTCTAAAGCATCAAGAAGAACGCGCTGCGCCTCGGCGGTTTTGCCAACCTCGGCCAATTGGGCGACTGATTTTAGTGTTTCCGTTCCAAGGAACTTGAACCCGCGCTCCAGCCCCTTGACCTCGCCCTGAGCGAGGTTCTGCAACACGGTGCCGACCTTCTCGACATTGGAATTGAGATCGCCGCCGAACACCGCCGACATGTCGGCCGCACCCGTGATCGCCCGTTCGAACGTGGTGCCGGCGACACCGCCGAAGGCCGCGAGCACCTGCTCGGCCTTCATGATCTCTTCGGCCGGCGTCGCCCACACGCCTTCCATGTCGTTCGCGAAGGCGATCAACTCGTCGCGGGCGATACCGGTGGTATTCCCGGTGGCTTTGAGAACGGCGTCGAGCTGACGAACCCCCCCTTCATATTCTTCGATCCCGGCCAGACCGTGTGCAGCCGCCAAAGTGACTGCACCCAGCCCGGCCGCTGTTATGAGCGCCACACCCGATAAGCCTGCCAGCGCATTGCCCAGAACCGGGACGCGCGCAGCCGCCGTCTGCAATCCTCCGCCGATCCCGTCGCCCAGGTTGCGGCCGATGACGCTGCCGGTGCTGCCGAATTTCCGCTCGGCATCGCCAAGCGTCTTGCCCAGTTCGGCCGTGAAATTCTGGCCGCTGAGCTTGAGCCGTGCGACGATATCCATGCCATGCGCTCCACGACGAAAGGGGCACAGGCTTGCGCCTGCACCCTAAGAAATCCTGCAATGTGCGTCAGATCAGGTACGCAACCGGATGCCGGTTCGCCAGCTCACCTCCGAATGCGCCCGCCCTATGCCGCAACTGGTCAGGTAGCGGCTGAACGCAATCTGGCTCAGCGGCTCGACACCTTGCCGCCGGCACCAGTCGACATAATCGCCATACAGCTCCATCGACCGGACCCGCGACGCGCTGCACATCGTCACCCGATCCCGCATCCAGTCGCCGACCGGCCGGTACTGCTCGGCATGGATCATGGCCGGCAAGGTCGGTGGTTCGGGCGCGCTCAGGTCGGGCAGGCCGCGCAGCGCCCATATCCGACGCGCCGCCGCCGCACCGAACACGATCCGCGCCTCCCGCACCATTTGCAGGTTGAGCCGTTCCCGGTCGAACTCGTCCGGCGCCTCGGGCTGGCGGGCCAGTTCGTCATTCGCCACCGGCTCCAGTTCGTACCGCCCCTCGCGCCGCAAGGCGGGCAGGACCTCGCCCGTCACCCACTTCCGAAAGCGATATGCCACCGTCCCCGGCTTCACGGCGTCCCGCGACCGCAGCACGATCGTGTACATGCCGCCCTCGGAGATGATCGTGGTACGCTGATCACGACCGATGGCGTCGGCTAAACCGACATCATCCCGCTCGTCATTGTCCAGCTTCGCGACGACATCACGGGGATTAGCCAGTTCCAACGCCGCGCAAACGTCGTTCGCAACGAACCAATATTCGTCTGCTCGTTCGACAACACGGACAAGCTGCTCACCGAAGCCGAAGCTTTTCACCAGCGCGCCCATCAGTGCGTCCTCACTTCGGACAGCATCTCGCGATAGCCCACCGTCAAATCCCGTATGCCCTGTTCCAACAACCGTTCCGCGCCGTTGAGCGCGGCGGCCAGCAGTTTGGGATTGAGCAAGCCGCCCTCATACTCGGCGAGCAGCAGATTGCAGGCCGCAAGAACGCCGTGCGCTTCGTTGAGCAGATTACCGGCATTGTCGAGATCGTGCGCCGGCGATGACACGCCGTTGATCTTTAATCTGTGGGCTTCAAGCGCCGTCTGTGCTGAATAGTCGTCAGCCGGTTGCATGGGTCACCTCCGTGCGATGGGTCAGAGGCGGAAGGGTGGTGCAAACACTCTTCCGCTTCGCATTAAATGCCGTTATAAAATCAGCATGTCAATTTCTAATGTTAAAAAATCAAAAGGCCGACCATCGGTCGATAGCGAGGCAATCACCCTTCGTTTGCAGCGCGACATGCTAACTCGGCTTGATGACTGGCGCCGCGACCAACAGGATTTGCCAAACCGGCCCGAGGCTATCCGCCGCTTGGTCGATATTGCCCTTGCCAATAAGACCCCATCATAAGCCTCTGATCGGCGGGCTGATGATGATCGCGGCGCTCAGCCTCGCGATCATCATCATCTGCGCCAATCTGGACTGAGCGAGACTCGACTTCCCGTTCCCATCGACATAGCGTCCCGTGCCAACGGGAGGCGGCATGATGTTCATCTTGTTCTGGATTGTTTGCGCAATCGCTGCTGGCATCATTGCCGAGTATAAACATCGAAGCGCCTTCGGATGGTTCTTTGCGGCGCTTTTCCTAAGCCCGATAGCAATGTTGATCATCGCCGTGATCCCGGCTGACAATGAAAATGCAAAGGCCGACGCCTTGCATCTGGGCAAGCTGGTCAAATGTCCGTCCTGCGCAGAAGCCATCCAACCAGATGCTGTGAAGTGCCGGTTTTGCGGATCAACGGTTCCGAAGGAAAATACTCAGTTTCGGAATATTACCGTTCGCTAGATTACGTCACCCCTCAGGCTTTGCCGGGCCTCCTGCTCAAAGTTCTTCAGCAGCCTAGCTTCAAAGGGCTTCACTGTACCTTCGATCGATAGACCGCCGCGTGCATTAACTGCGGGGAGTAAAGCGAACACCAAGACTGTCGCATGCATTTCGGTTTCAATTTGCCGAGCTGTTGCCCTGCGAACGCGGCCTTGCGAATTAATATTTGCTTTTGCAACCAGGAAACCCCGCCCATCCCGCGTCCAGATCGGCTCCAATTTATAGCCAGGGTTTCGCGCCAACCATTCCTTCGGGCTCATATCGGTCCAGTTACCGCGCCCCCCTGACCAACCTCGCCGCCCCACTACCGGCAGCGCTACCGCCATCAATCCACCATCCTTTCCGCGAATGCGGCCGCCTTCGACCAGACTGCGGATCGCCCCCTCAGTCCGCCCACCTTTAGCACCCTTCGGATAGATGAAGCCGGTCGGGTTATTCGATGCTCGACCGCTCTCCGGATAAATCTTGCTATTCCAAGCTCTCCACAGGTTTCCGCCGACCAAATGTCTGGTCGCCGCCTCAAGCGCCCGCTCAGCATCCTTTGTCGTCGAGGCGACGGCACCGCGAGCGGCGCGATAGGTTCCCGTTTCGACACGCTCTCGCGCATCGCGCAGCGCGTTCGCGTCGAGCACCAGATCGGCGAAGCCGTCATTCCGAGCCATCTTTCAGCATCCCGTCGAGCAAGGCGAAGGCGTCGAGCAGCGCCGCCGGCTGTTCGCCCGGGCCGCCCGCGCAAGGGAGGATGCGGCCGCCGAACGGGCCGGCGTTGATCCGGCAGAGCTGCCACAGGTCGATCACGCCCCATATCCAGGGCGGCACGGTCAGCCGGGGGTTTTCAGCCCATCGGTCCCCGCCGATGTCCCATCCGCCTTCGATGGCGCGTCCGAAAGCGAAGTCGGCGGGCCGTCGTCGGACTTCGAGGCCGCCTCGGAGTTTTTTGCATGCTGCCCGGCGTTGAGCATAGCATAGGCTTCGAACCCCGCCATCTTCATCAGCGGGCGCGGGATCGAGCCCGTCGCCGCCAGCGTCACCAGCCTGTCCGGGCCGGCCGCGAACGGCAGCGCCGCCTCGATATTCTCCCACCCCTTGCAGAAGCGGCGGAAGGCGACCAGCGGTAGAAGCTGGTGGCGCCGGTTCATCTCGACGATCAGCGCGCGATATTCGGGCCAGTGATCGGCCATCGCGTCGCGCGCGGCCGCAAGCAACTGCCGTTCCTCGGCGGGCAGCGCCTCGCCATCCTCCAGCGCGCCTTCCGCCGCGACCAGCGCCAGCAGCGTGTCGCGGCCCGGATCGGCGGCCATCAGCACCGCGACCCCCTCCGAGAAGGTCCGGTTGAGATCGGCCTGGAAGACGCGGCCGGCGCGATAGTCGCCGGCCAGCTCCGCTTCGAACAGCTCGCGCTCGATCGGATCGCCGGGCCGCAGGAAGAAGGCCGGCGCGGCCGGATCGGCCTTGTCGAAGATCGGCGGCACGAAGCGCACCACATCGGTGGAGAGGGGGATCATTTTTCACTCCAAACTGTAAGCTGATAGTTGACAGTCCGTCGAGTGTAAGCTATCTGCTTACACATGATCAGGAACTACAGGAACAAAGCGCTTCAACTCTTCGCCACCAGCGGCGACGGTTCGAAGCTGCCCGTCCAGAACGAGGACAAAATCCGCATCCTGCTCGCCCGGCTCGACGCATCGGTGAAGCCCGACGACATGTTGCTGCCGGGCTTCGGCTTCCATGGGCTGCAAGGTAAGCCGAAGCGCTATGCCGTGAAGGTGAACAAGAACTTCCGCATCACCTTCGGGTGGAGCGAAGAGGACGCGATCGACGTTGATATCGAGGATTATCATTAAGCGGGGCCTCGGACCCACGCCAACTATCGACCAAAGGACTTGAACATGGCGAACCCTATGACCGCCGGCCTGAAGCCGACCCATCCGGGCGAGATGCTGCGGACGATCATCCTTCCCGAGATCGACCGGCCGAAGGCGGAGATTGCCCGGCTGCTCGGCATTTCGCGCCAGCATTTCTACGACATATTGAACGGGGAGAAGCCGGTCACTCCGAACATGGCCTTGCGCCTGGGCAAGATGTTCGGCGGCTCCCCCGAGGCGTGGATCAGGATGCAGAACGCGTTCGACCTTCGGCGCGAGGCCGAGGCGATGGCCGAGGTCCTGGAGACGATCCCGGACCTCGCCGCCGCCTGATCAGTAGAAGCACAGTATCTTTTCGGTCGTCCGCCCCTGCGCGTCGCGGCCGTTGGTCATCAGGCGATAATCGTTCTGCTCGGCGCGTTTCTTGCCGCGCAAGGCCGGATCGCTTTTCGCCGTCTGCATCAGCGGCAGCGTGATCGCTATCCGGTTGCCGGCGGCCCCGAGGAAGCGCACCGCGCCGCAGAACTGCGCCTTGTTCTGCATGTCGGAGAGGGTGCTGCGCACCGCGACATGCGTCTTGGCCGGATCGCAGCTCAACATGGGGACGCGCCCGCCGATCAGGCCCGACCCGAAGCCGAAGTTCGTATTAGGGTCCTCCATGCTCGACAGCTCGGCCGCGTCGGCCAGGCTGAAATTGCTGATCATCAGCGGCTTGCGGTTGACGGAGAATGCCGGGCTGACACCGGTCAGGCCCTGCACCAGCGTCGGCGCGCTGTGCGCTGGCAGTGCGATGCCGGACGGGATCGCCGCGCTGGTCTCGCCCGCGAAGATGCCCATCAGCTTGAAGGTCGCGAAACCGGGCTTCGCCGTGTCGGCCGACAGGCTGTCGAGCGAGGCTCGGCAGGCGACGAACTTCAACAAGTTGCCGTCCTCGTAAATGTAGAGCGTTCCCGTGGGTTCGTCGGTCAAGCGCGCGGCGGCGTCCTGTGGCGAGGTGCCGGCATAGGTCCAGTTCGCGGCAATCTCGGCGCTGCTGCCGATGGTCAGCGGCGTCGCGAATTCGTCGGTGAGCGTCGCCAGTCGCCCGGCGGTATATTCGATGACCAGTGGATGCGCGCCGGCCGCGAGGCCGCTCATGATCAGCGGCATGCCGAGATAGGCCCGCGCCGTCGAGCTGAACGACGCGCCCAGCGTGGCGCTGTTCGTGGTGCCGGCGGTCAGCGCTGCGGCCGCGACGGCGGCGGTGAACAGGCCGCGCCATCCGGCGATGGTCAGCAGCGCATGGTGCGGCGGCTTCACCGTTGAGGTGTAGGTCGCGTTCGCCCCCTTGAGCCGAACCCGGATGCTGATTTCGGCGGGCTGGCCGACGATCAGCGGAGCGCCCGCGACCTTGGTCCCGGTCGCCTCGTTGGACGCTTCGCTGGCGAATGGGCTGTTGTAGCTGTAGCCGTCCGTCTCGAACGGGAAGGCGTCGGCGGCGGTCGGCGCGGCATCGACGCCTTCGGTCGTTTCGACCTTAAGCAGCATCGCCACATTGGTGATGTCGATCACATTTTCGGACATGTCCCGTTCCTTCTACTGGCTCGCGGGATCGCCGCGACGGGTGGTGAAGATGATGGTGAACCGCTGCCGGAAGCCCTTGCGGGGCTTGGACGCCAGGGGCGCGGTGAAGCGTTTGAGCTGGCCTTCCTCGACCCGCTCGACCAGGCCCCCGAACGGCGGCGCGCCCGGCGTCATGATCGCGGGGACGATCTCGGCATGCAGCTCGTTCAGCTCCCGCGACACGGCCATGCCGCTGCTGCCTTCCGAATAGACCTCGATCGCGACCGACATCGCGTAGCGCGTCACCCCGCTTTCTTCGTCGCTCGGGTCCTGCCCTTCGTCGTCCAGGCTGATCGCCGGCCAACCGGTCGGATCGCCCGAGGGGTCGCGCTCATATTCGCCGCCATGGGCGTCGGCGATGGCTTGCAGCCGCGCGTCGAGCAGCGTCGCGATCTGTTCGCGGATCGCGGTCATGCGGCTTGCTCCACGATCGCGAACCATTTCCCGACCGCCGCACGGTCGGCCACGTCGATCACGCGCCAGCTCGTGGCGCCGCCGACGACATGACCGATCAGGTCGCCGCGCCGGGGACGGCGGGGCAACGCCGCCATGTCGATTTCATAGCCGACCGTCTGCGCCGAGGCGCCCGGCCCGTCGAAGGTCGGCGCCGGCATATCCTCGCGGATCGCGGCGATCGGGCCGGGGAGGTCGATCCCCGGCCCCGCATAGGTGACGCCGCCGGGCACGGCGAAAGCCGCGTCGATCGCCGCCGACGCCGTATCCCAGACGGACATTATTCCGATGCCTGAAGCTGGTCGACGCTGATCGGTTCGCCGACAAGGCCGAGATCGGCGCTCGCGTCCTGAAGCATCTCGCCTTCGCCCAGCTCGCGCGGCTCCAGTTCGACGGTCGGCACCGGCTTTTCATCCTTCGACGACCGGCCCTTGCTACCGCCCTTGCGGCCGTTGCCGTCATGGTCGAGCGGATCGACGACGATCGCGCCGCCCCGGTCGACCAGCTCCTGCGCGCGCTCCGCCGAGATTTCCTCGCCGACGATCAGATCCTCGCCGGCCTCGGCGCGGACGGTGCCCGCCGGCGTGATCCGCCGATCGGCAGTATGGAGATGGATTTTCTTCATGGTCGCTCCTTTCCAGGCCGTCGCCACGCGGCGGCCTGAAAAAGAGGGCGGCCCCGGAACCCCGGAGCCGCCCGTCTCTGTCGATCGGTGGGCGCGCGATCAGGCGACGACGATGCCGGCCGCCTCAAGCGCGGCGATGATCGCGTTAACCTTGGTCACGGTGGTCGGCAGATCGGCTCCGCCCGCCAGGTCGGGGATCGCCGCGCCGGGAGCGACTAGGCGCGGGATTAGTACTACCTTGGCGGTCGCGACGGTGGAAACCTTGTCCTCGACCAGCACGCCGATGATGGTGTTGCCCGTCGCGGTCCGCGTGACCTTCTTGCCCGTATTATCCCAATAGACGGGATCGCCGGCATCGCCGGCCTGGTTGGTAGCATGCGTCGCCGCGTCCAGATCGAACACGCCGGACCGGCGGCCGACGAAGATTTCGCCCTCGGCGGCCGTGATGCTCGCGACGACGAACAGGGCGCCGATCAGAACGCCGCGCCCCGAAACCACGCCGCCGGCCGGCGCGACCAGATTGAGGGCTTTGCCCTCCTGCACATAGTTGTTCATGGACTTTCTCCAGAATCGACGAAGGGCGGCCGATGGCCGCCCCGCGTCGAGCTTTCAGTTGGTGGACGAACTAGGCCGATCAGCCGCCTTGACCGGGGTTCCGAGCCGCCGAACGATAGTTAACGGCCCCGGCGCCATGATCGTGGCGGATACGCCACTCCACGCCGTCATAGTCCCAGCCATCCTTGTTATCGAGCAGCGGCTCCTGCTCGCCGTCGAGGAACACGACTTCGAGCGCGGGCGCGATCTCGGGATCGGCGAACGCATACCAGGGCGCACCGGTCAGGCGCGGCGTGCCGACGATATCCTTGAACAGGCCCCGGACCTTGTTCGGCCTCTGCAACTTGCTGGCCGTATCGGGATCATATTCGGCACCGTTGATCACGATGACGTCGCCCTGCATGGCGCGCGGCCCGAGCCAGAGCGCCGGGCTGATGTCGAGGAACTCGTTGCCGCTCAAGTCCTTCTGCTCGCCCATCAGCACGGCGATCTTGTCGAAGCTGTCGACCGAAGGCGCGGCACCCGTCGCGATATTGCCGTGGTCGGCGTGGAACAGCGTCTTGCCGTCCTTCATCAGCGGGCCGAGGCCGCCATTCATGGCGAGCAGGCGATACACGGCCTTTTCGATGGTCAGCTTGGCAGCCCGGCCGAGATCGATAGCAGTGAAAGAGAAGGCGTCCATATCGTCGTTGACGATCGCCTGACGCGACAAGCCGACGGTGTTGCCCTTGGTCCCGGCCGCGATCGTCTCCTTCGCGCCATCGGGGATCGCCTTGCGCGTGAACTCGCCATCTTCGGTGAGATCGTCGAGTTCGCCGAACGTGCCCCGGATATAGCGGTTGTGCGCCCGGAAGTCGCTGACGGACCCGATCCCGCAGAACCGCGTCCACGTATCGGGCGCGATCAGATAGGCCGCCTGGAGCGTCTTGTGCATGACGTTCTCCAGCAGCACGGCGAAGTCGCTGCCGGTCTGGCCGGGGCCACTGCCCATGGCGCTATGGGTCAGCGCCATACCGACGATCTTGTCACGGTCATAGGTGCGGATACGGACGCCCGCCATCTCCAGCGACATCCGCGCCAGCTCGGTATTGCGGATGCCGCGAAACTCACCCGGATCGAGATCGATCTTTTCGCCGCGCTTCTGTGCAGCGGCCTTGATCGTGCCGCCGATCCCGGCGCGCATGATGATCGAGTTCGCTGCGCCGGTCAGCCACTTGTCACGCGCGTCCTGCGTGACGACGACGGCCGGACCGCTATGGCCGATACCGGCGCTGTCGCCGCGCTCGGCCAGCGCGTCGAGCGCGCAGGCGCGCGCCTCCTCCAGCGTCTTGCCTTCTCCGATCAGCTTGTCGGCCCAGGCCACGCCGAGCTTGTGCTTGTCGGCAAGCGCGCGGATGCCGGTCGCGCGGGTGCGTTCCGCGACGATGGCATTATTAGTGAGCGCCTGCGCCTCCGTCGTGGTGATGGTGTCCGGGGCTTCGGTGCCGGCCACCGTATCGTTACCCTGTTCGGGCATGTCAGTTCCTTTCGGTTTGCGAGTGGCCGGTGCCGGCCGGGAACCGCCCATCGCCATGGCGGCGATGCGCGGACTATCGGGCACATGCTTGAACCCGAATTTGGTCACGTCGAGCGCTGCCGCCTCGATCTCGGCGGGGGCGATCGACGTAATGAAGTTCAACGCGAGCGCTTCGGTGGCGGTCATCCACGTCTCGGCGTCGAGCATGGGGATCAGCGCGTCGGCCTCCAGGCCGGTGGCCTTGCTGTAGATGCCGACCATCTGATCGCGGAGCTGGTCGAGCCGGTCGGCGGCGCGGCGCAGCTCGATCGCATCGCCGCAGGCGCAGTCCCACGGATTATGGATCATCAGTAGCGCATTATCGGCCATGACGATTTCTTCGCCGGCCATCGCCAGGATCGACCCCATAGACGCCGCTAGGCCGTCGATATGCGTCGTGACCTTGCGTCCCTTGGCCCGCTCGCGAATGATCGCGTTGTAGATCGCCAGCCCCTCCATGACGTAGCCGCCAGGACTGTTGATCCGAACGTCGAGATCGTCGTCGCCTGCCGAGATCATCGGCACGATCGTATTGGCGTCGAGACCGTCCCAGCTATCGCCGACGATCCCGTAGATCAGGATTTCCGTCATGTTCGCTTGTCCTTATTCGGCGCGCTTTACCGGCGCGGTCGGGTTGCCAACGGCGGTCACCCGCCGAGGATCGCTATCGAAGATCAGGCGGAGCCGATCGAAGCGGGCGGCGTCCTCGGCCCATTCCTCGAAAAAGGTGTCGGGATCGAGCCCGCGCTCGCGGATAGCCTCGCTCGGCGTCATCTGGCCCGAGCGTACCGCATCGCGGATCGCCGGGATTTCAGTCGCAGGGTCGAGCAGCGCGACGCGGGGCGGGGTCCAGCGCATCGTCACGCCGGTGAGGTCCTCGCCCATCAGTTCGAGCGCGTCGAACGTCCAGCGTTGCACGGCGCCGCAGAATTGCGGGATGAACATCAGCCATTGCCATGTCGCGACGGCACGGTTCCAGCTCAGCCGGCCGAGGCGCCCCGAAATAAAGCTGACGCCCTTCAGGTCCCCGGTCATGATCTCATAGGGGATGCCGCCCAGACCGGCGGACACGGCATGCAGCGACACGCTGGAATAGTCGCCATATCCGTCCACCGAAGGCGGTGAGGCGAACTCGACTTTGCCGCCTTCCGGGATGTCGTAGATCATGCCGGGTTCGATGCTTTCGAGCGCATCTTCCTCGCTGTCGCCCGCGATAGCGTCGACGCCTTCCGGGTCTCCGAACTTGAACACCGCAAAACAGGCGGCGATTTTCTGCCGCATGACCTGCGCGTCCTCATAGTCCGCGAAATCCTTCATGCGAACGATGACCGGCGCAAACCAGGTCGCGCCATGCTCCTGTTCCGGCCGATCGGCGCGAAAGATATGCGCGACATCCTCGGCGGGCACGAACTTCGACGCCAGCGCGCCAGGCCGCACCGATCCCGGATGACTCGAATAGAGCCAGTATCCCCGCCGCCGGCCGAGCTGGTCGAACTCGATCCCGTTGATCAGATAGTCGGGCCGGCCTTTCCCCGCCGCGCCGACCTTGCCCATGTCGATATAGTCCGGCTCGAGTAACTGGAGCTGGAAGGGCAGTGGCAGTCCATCCGACACTCGGCGCCAGCGACGACGCATCACCGCCGCGCCGCGCGTCACGATGGTGCGCGCGGCCTGCAACTGGAGCCCGTACAGGTCATGCCGACCGGCGGCATCGCAGGCGGTGCCGTCGAGATGGGCGCGGACGCGGGCGGTCAGCTCTACGTCATGCTGACCGTTGCGGTAGAGCTGGAAGGTGATCCCATCGCCGACCATATGCTCGGCGATGGCGGACACGCCGCGCGCGGCATGGGGATTGTTGCGCACCATATCGTCGGCGATGCCGCGCAGGGCTGCCATGACGCGGGGGCTCAGCTCGCCATTCGCATCCTTGACCTTGCGCCGCCAGCCCGAGGCGCGACGGCCCTTCGTCGCGCCGTCATATTCGGCCCGAACACCGCGCAGACGATCGAGCGTGAACCGGGCCTTTTCCCGCTTCAGCGCCCAATGCGGCGCGGCCGCCGAGATCATCCTGTCGAGCAGGTTCGCGCGCGGGGTCACAGGCCACTCCTGTAGCAGGGGAAGTGCGCGCGCCGGCCACGCCGGGCGGCCGCGAGCTGGGCCTTAATCAGGCGCTCGACGCCCATCAGCTCCTGGACGCTGGCATAGGTCACCTCGCGCCCATCGGCGAACCGGACCTTGGTCACGCCCTCGGCGATCTTCCTCTGGACCATCGTCAGGTCGCTATCGGTATAGCCCGCCACCGTCAGTTCCTTTTCAACCATGATCCGGCCGCCCGGCCGGTGATCGGATTGACGCCGCCTGCGCGCCGCTTCCGTTTCGGAGCTGCCGGCGCGGCCGTAGCAACCGCCGCGCCGGGCTCCTGACCATCGGCCCGATCTCGCGCTGTTTCGTCGATCGAACCCGATGCGGATGGTTTGATGTCGGCCGCCCCCAGCGCCGCCGGGTCCGTGCCGTCGTCGTTCTTCGAAGCCATGAGGTTCGGAAGCTCCTGTTCGGGAACGCGATACTCGCGGGGGACCCAGCTCATCGTCGTACGGGTGCCGGCGAAGGGACTGCGCAACAGGGCGGCATAGGACATGACCATGAGGTCGAGCGTTTCGTTACGCGGCCTGATCTTCTTCCACTTGCCGTCCTGTTTCTCTTCCGCCGTCAGCTCGTCGAAATGCAGCTCGCGGAAGTCCTCGGGGAAATGGATATATCCCGGCCCCGGCTTCTCCCGCCGCAGCCGCGCGTCGAGGATATTCTTCAGGGCGTGAACATTGACCGTCCACTTCGCCGGACTGTTCCGCTTGACGCCGCCGCCCGCTTTTTCGTCCGATCGCCGCGCGCGGCTGATCAGCTCGGCGCGCGGGTTGTTGCCGCCCTGCAACAAGGTCACGCGGTTCCGATGGATGCCGGCCGCCACGCACAGATGCCAGAACCCGGTCACCAGATCGCTTTCGCCGCCGCGCGCGTCGATCGCGACGGTCAGCGCCTGGGCCGTCTGCCCCGACCCATCGGCCAGCGGCCAATCCCGGCTGAACAAGGGCAGCAACGCCGCCCAATGCTCGCGATACCGGAGAGGCTGGACGCTGGTCAGTCCGTCCGCCAGCGTCTCGATCGCCCAACGATCTATGACCCAGCATTCGAGCCCGTCGCCATACCCGACCGCCGCGCACTCGAACCGATTGGCCTGCACGTCCACGGTGATGACGATGACCTTGACCCCGGCCGGAACGGTGCCGAGCTTCCAACCCTTCCGCCGCCGCGCGGCCAGCGTCTTGACCTCCAGGGGCGGTTCGCCACTCAGGATCGACCGGTAATTATATCCGGCCTTGCCGTTGAAGAAGCCGACCAGGCCGGCTTCGCTCTGGAGCGTCGCCCACTCGATCTGCGCTTCCCGCCATTGGCGGGCCAGTCGGCCCCAGCTCCGGAAACACATCAATCCATCAACACTGAAGGTCCGGCGGCGCCGGCCGACTTCTAAGTTCGTGACGACAAAACCGCGACCCGGAAACACCGCCATGGCGTCAATCATCGTCCGCTTGTGGTGCGGCTCGATGATGCAGCCGTTTTTCGGACAGATGACATGCGCCGTCTGTTCGGCGAGGTCCGCGCTCCCGTTGTCTTCGAACCGCAGATCGCGACGAAGGTCGATCTCGATCCGTTCTTCGCAATGCGGACATGGCGGCATAAGCCGTTCATGTGTGCCGCCCTTGACGAAGGCTTCCGTTTTCCTACCCTTTTCGTCGGCAGGAGACGACGAGATGAACTTGGTATCGCGCCCTTCGAATGTCGTGGCACGATCGTCGAGCAACGAGACCGCCGAGCCCTTGCCTTCGATATTCGCGTCGATCGCGTCGTAATCGTCGACCCACCCGCGCGGCACCGGCCGGGCGCGGAAGTTTTCGGCGGTCGGCCAGATCGAAGTCAGCAGCATCGCCCTGAATTGCTTCAGGAACAGGTTGTCCGCGCCGACATCCGAAAGCAGTTGCCCGCGCAACGCCTCCGTATTCTTGATCATCGGCGCCACGCGGCGAACGACGAAATCCTGTGCAAGCACCTTCGAAGGCTGGCAGATCATGAAGCCGGCCGGGTCATGCTCGATCGACCAACCCAACCAAGCGAGACCGATTTCCGACTTACCCGCCTGGGCTGGCCCCATCAGCCCGACCTCGGCAACCTCTGGATCGCCCAGGGCGTCCATGATCTCCATCTGCCAGGGCAGGGTTTCGGGATCATAGCCGAGGTGCTCAATCGCCCACTGGCTGACCGTCAGGGATTTCTTGGGCCGGATGATCGACGCCACCCGCCGCAGCAAATCCGTCGCCGTCTCGAACGGCGGGATCGTGCTGATCGGTTGATGAAACATCCATCCTGTCCAACTGAAGGGCGATCCAGGCTCGATCCCCGTCGATCAATTTCTGAAGCTGCACCTGTGTTTCACGCGGCAGCTCGATCCGCTTGGCTGCGCGCGCAACCAGCGACGACAGACGGTCGACGAACGCCACTGCCAGTTGCGACACCGCCTGTTCGGCTTCATCCTTCCGGATCAGTTCGCCGCGCTTCTCAGCCAGCTTGATCGCAACCAGCTCCTCTTCCATCAGCGCGCGACGATCGGCCGAGGACAGCTCGACCCGATCCTTCCGGATCGAGGCGGCATCAGCGCCGAGGAGATCAAGGCCGAGCTGATTGACCTCGGCGGCTCGCGCCCGCGCCCGCTCTTCCGCCCGGCGCTGCAACTCGCGGATGAACGTCGCCGCTGCAACGAGATCGATTTCCCACGCAACACCCCGATCACCGCGCGTGATGATCGGGAAGCCGGGGCTGTCCTTCGTCTCGGGGTTCTCGTCGATCAGTTTCTTGATCGTCGGCTCGGACGGCATGCCCGGCATCATCGCCAGCTCGGACAGATTGCCGATCATGCTCGCCGGCACCTGATCCGCTGGAGCATCCGTCATCGATCCGAACCCAAAAGAGAAAAACAACGCCCCGCGAAAAACCGGAGAATTGCACGTCACACGCCTTTGCGCCCCGCATAGCGGCGATGCGCCGGAAGGACCCAAAGGGGGGAGGGGTGCCCGGCCTCGCGGCCTTCCCCGCGCCCCTCCCCCGCGCCTGCGGCCCTTGGCAGCGCCGGGCGCCGGTCGCGCCGCGCCGTTGCCGGCTCGCGTGGAACTGATCGCGGCGATGTGGGCGGGTGGCCGGATCGCCACCCGCCCCGTGCCATCGCTCGCGGGGTTTATCTCGCGCTCCCCAAAACGCCCGCGCCCCGCTGGCACGGGGCGAGCGGGGCGCGGCAGTCTTAGGAGAGGATGCCGGGGCAATGGCTGTGCCCCAACGTAGCGTTCTATAAGCCCTCTACCCCCTAGAAACGGACACGGAAAATTTGCAGCGACGAACATTCTAGGGCTTGACGATCTCTAGGCCGCAGAACTCCTAGCGTTTTTCCATGTGCATATCGCGGTGACGGCGCGGTTGTAGCGCTTGCGAATGCCCTCGGCCGTCATGGCCGCGCCCTCGACCCCGAGGCGCGCGCGAACCGCCGGCCACTCGATCCGCGCCCGATCGCCCTGCGCGAGCTGCATCAGCGCGACGCCGAGGATGCGGCGGCCGATCCCCTCGGGCACGGCGGCGAGCACCCAGCCCATGGCTTCGTCCGCCCGCTCCACCTCGGCGCGCGTCAGCGCGCACGTCACCAGCCTGCGGTCGGCGGCATCGGGATCGACATGCTCGGGCCGATACTGCCGGAACATCGCCAGCGTCCCCGGATGCAGCCATGACCACTCCCGATCCCCCGACCGGCGCAGCACGGACATGGCCTCCACCAGGCGATCTTCCACCGCGTTGAAGTCCATGAAGGCGGCTTCCAGCCCCGGAACCGTGTCGGAAGGGAGACGGAAGCGTTGGTTGTCGGGTCGGGCCATATTATTTCCTCTTAATATCAATAGCTTCGCTATAATTCTGGAAGGATTGGAAGGATTGGAAGGGTTTATAACTATCTTGTTCACGCGCCTGCGCGCGCGCACGCACACACATAATCGCGGCCAAGTATCGAAAACCGTTCCAACCCTTCCAGACGCGCAGAAATCCGCCATTTCTTCCTTCCGATAACCCTTCCGCCATCCTTCCAGCCCGGAAGGATCAGAGGGGCGGGAGATCGTCGTCATCGCCCCACCGAACCCCGTCGTCGGGCTCGATCGGCGGCGGCTCGTCCTCATCGTCGTCGGGTGTGAAGGGCTTGGGATTGCCCTGCTCGTCGACGAAATCCTCGCGCTGGCGGATCAGCTCGATATCGAGCCACTGCATCCCGTTGCTGGGCTTCTTCTTGTATCCCTTGTCGAGCAGCGCCTGTGCGAACGTCTTGTTCTTCCAGGCCGGCTCGCTCGCCGCCGCGCACCAGGCTTCATAGACCGCGTGGAGCCGCGACGACTGCACCCGCTTCCCCGGCGCGGGCTGGACGCACAGCGCCAGGAACCGGCCGAGCGGATCGCTCGCCTCGCGATAGGCCGCCGTCGCCTGCGTCACGGATCGCGGCTCGATCAGGCCGTTGCGCATCCAGTCGAGCAGGCCCTTGATCATATGGTTGAGGATGCCGCTCGCCTCGGCCTTGAGCTGCTCGGGCAGCGTCTCGTCCTTGTCGGCCTCGTCGATCGACGCATCCCACGGGATCAGCTTCACGCGCCGCCATATGCCCTTGTCGGTGCCCCGGATGCCCAGCCAATGGTTGCCCATGATGGTCAGCTTGAAATGGGGCAGGAACTCGAAGAACCCCTTGTGGAGGTGCCGCACCGAAAGCGGGTCTTGACCCGTCACCAGCTTGATCAGCGCCTCGGCGAGCTGCGCCCGCTCCTCGGGCTCCGACACGCGGAGCAGCCGGACGCCGGGCAGCTTGGCGAGGTCGGGCGTCGCCTTGTCCCCCGATTTCTTCGGCCCCTGATCAAGGAACGTCTCGATCGACACCGACGCGAAATAGTCGCCCGCGACATGGCACCAGGCGTTGAGCACCGTGCCCTTGCCGTTGCCGCCGCCGCCATGCCAGAAATGCAGCTTCTGCTCGCCCGTCTCGCCGGTCAGCGACAGGCCGCCCCATTGATGGAGATAGCGCCGCATCGCCGGATCGGGCTGCGCCCATTCGAGCAGCCCGTCATAGACCGGGCACTCCGCCTTCGGATCGAAGGTGACGGGGCTGATCTTGGTCAATAGGTCGCGCCGGTCATGGTCCATCAGCTTCATCATGACGCGCCACGATCCATCCGGCCGCCGCTCGCGCCGGAAGCGCAGCGTCCCGTTCTGGACGTTGAAGGCGTACAGGTCGCGGTCGAAGGCGTCGGGCTCGATCGTGATGAACGGCATCGCCAGCTTGGCGACGCAGGTCAGCCGCGCATTGCCCTCGCTGGTGTCGGCCCAGGCGAACAGCGCGGCCGACAGTCGCTTGGGCTTGCCCTTCTCGTCGAACACGGTGCGGTCGAGGCCGCCGGGGTTCTTCTCCGCGTCGGGTACGCCCGAGGCCCGCACCACCCAGGCTTCGCGCCGGATCGCGCGCACCATCTTGAACACGGACGCCAGCACCTCGCCCGGCACCTTGTTGGCCTCGGCGGACAGCAGCTTCCAGCGCTTGTCGTCCCATGCGAACCAGCCCAGCGCGGGCGAATAGCGGAAGTCGCCACCGAACCGGTCGCGCCACCGCTCGGCATTGCCGAGATCGGTGCGGTTGTACCTGGCAAGCTTGCCGTGCAGCTCCCGCGCCGCGCGCGCCCGCTGCGATGCGGTCGACCGCCCCTCCGTCTCCACCCCGGCGGCGGCGCCGTCATTCGCCTCACTTCCAGATTGGAAGCTTTGCTCGATCTCCGCTGCGCGCAGACCGGAAGCGGTGGAAGGGTTGTCGCGCCTTCGCCCCGCGAAGCGGCGGAAGCGGTCACGGGCGTCGGCGCGGACGTGCGACAGGTCGCGCGGATCGGCGGCGCCATCGTCGACCGCGCGGGTGATGGTGTCGGTCGACTTGTCGATGTCGCGCCACGCCCGCGCCACGTCGACCAGGGCGGAGATCGCCAGCTCGCGCGACAAGGCCCCGGCTCCGACCAGATGGCCCAGCGCGAGCCCGCAGGCGTTCAGCGTGTTGTTGCGCGTCCCGTCCGCCGCAGTCCGGGCCTTCTCCACCTCGCGATCGAGCGCGGCCAGGCCATAGCGGCGCAACGCCTGCTCCTCGGCCTCGACTTCGCTCGTCGGCCGGTCCGCCGGGGGCGACGGACGCGATGATGCCGGCGCTCGCGCGCCGACGTTATCTGATGGGGCGGAACCCTTCGGCTTCCGCAGGATGTCGACCAGGGCGGCGGGCGCCTCGACCGGCTCGACATCGGCGTCGCCGTGCAGCCAGCGATATTCGCGCCCGTTGTCCATGACGGACGGCGGGGCGATGACATAGCCGCCGGTGCCGCGCACGTCGATCCGGTGCGGAAGGTTGTTCCGGTTGCGGATGTCGGCGCCCTCGTCGGGCTGGCGGAAATAGACGTGGACGCCGCCCTTGCCGGCGGTGCGGACCGCCAGCGACGCCGGCAAGGGCCCGCCGATCTGGAAGCACAGGACGGCCTTCAGGCCCTCCAGCGTATATTCGATCGGTTCGCCCGTCACCGGGTCCATGATCGGTTCGCCGGTTTTCGGGTCGGTCTCTATGCCCGGATCGAAATCGACGACGAACAGGCCGTTCACGCCGGTCAACAGGCCGATCATCGCCTTCGGCCATTTCCGCCACCATCCCCTGATCGTCTCGGGATCGGTCGACGCCTTTTTCAGGCCCCCGGTGCCGGCGATCGCATTGCCCTGCGCATCGCGATCCTTGCCGAGCAGCGGCCGCTTGTTCTTCGGGTTGCACGGAAACACTGGCCACCCGCGCGCGGCATAGCCCAGCGCGGCGTCGAGGAAGATATTGCCCGATCCCTTGGGCGGCTCCCCGCCGCCCTTGGGCTTGCGCGGTTTCTTCGCCTCGCCGATCGGCACGACATTATCGGTCATGGCCGACCCCCGGCAGAGGCACGGCCGCGCGCCGCGAACCGCAGCGTCGGAAAAGGATCGATGGTCATAGGAAAGGCGCCCCGGCCGGAAGGATGATGGTGCGGCAGGCGATTGGGGGCCTGCCAGCCCCGCCGTCAGATGGGTATGTCGCCCGTGTCGATCTCGCGGCGAACGTCCGTCCGCCCCTGCAACCGCGCGCGAGTAACAAGGTCGACGATTTGGGCGGCGGTGCAGGCGAACCGCTCGCCGTCATCGTCAATCGGCTCAAATCCACACTGTTCTGCGGCTTCGATCATGAAGAACTGCTCTTCGGTCATGGTCATATCGCCTCTCCTCAAAACGGCACGTCGTCGTCGAGATCAGGGGCGAAGTTGCGCTCGGGGCCGAAGTCGGCCGGACGTTCGCCATATCCGTCGCCCTGCCGCTTACCGCCGTCGCCGCGATCATCGCGACGATCGCCCTGAGCGCCATCGAGGAGCACCAACTGCGCCTGATAGCCTTGCAACACGATCTCGGTGGTGTAGCGCTCGACGCCCTGCTGGTCGGTCCATTTGCGGGTGCGGAGCTGGCCTTCGAGATAGACCTTGCTCCCCTTGCGCAAATAGCTCTCGGCGATGGTCGCCAACCCCTCATTATGGATCGCGACCTGATGCCATTCGGTGCGGTCGCGCCGCTCGCCGGTCGACCGGTCCTTCCACTGTTCGGAGGTGGCGACGCGCAGGCCGACGACCTTGCCGCCATTCTGGAAGGATCGGCTTTCCGGATCGCGGCCGAGGTGACCGACGATAATGACCTTGTTGACGCTGCCAGCCATTATTTGCCCTCCCGTCCCACATGCGGGCAGCCACCCGACAAGCAGGACCCATGACGCGAGGCATCTTTCTGGACTTCAGGGTGACAGGCGCAGCCCGAGCCAAGCACGTGCCGCAGCATCTGCTCTGCCTCCGCGAGGGAGAGCAGATTGGTGCCGGACCGCCCGTATTGATAATTCGGATCGGTGGCGCAGAGATCAGCACAGACGGTGCGCGGCAGCGGCCACGTCACGAAGCGACGGGCGAGCGCAATGAAGTCGACTCCACCCGCTCCGACTTGAGCGAACATCGCAAGGATGCGCTCAGCCTCTTCGCTCGCCGGCAGGCTTACGTGCCGGCAATAGGCAATCTCGACCATCAGCCGCTCCTTCAGCGCCAGTTCGTCGGTGATGGTTTCGGGGGATTGATCGTTCCTCATGACAGATGCGCCTCCACCATCTGCGCGACATGCGCAGGGACATTGAAGAAGCCGAGCGCGCCCTTGCACGGGATCAGCTCGATCGGACGGGGATTGCGGAGGACGAAGCCGTACCGGCCGACGACCTTGCCGCCATTCTGGAAGGATCGGCTTTCCGGATCGCGGCCGAGGTGACCGACGATAATGACCTTGTTGACGCTGCCAGCCATTATTTGCCCTCCCGTCCCACATGCGGGCAGCCACCCGACAAGCAGGACCCATGACGCGAGGCATCTTTCTGGACTTCAGGGTGACAGGCGCAGCCCGAGCCAAGCACGTGCCGCAGCATCTGCTCTGCCTCCGCGAGGGAGAGCAGATTGGTGCCGGACCGCCCGTATTGATAATTCGGATCGGTGGCGCAGAGATCAGCACAGACGGTGCGCGGCAGCGGCCACGTCACGAAGCGACGGGCGAGCGCAATGAAGTCGACTCCACCCGCTCCGACTTGAGCGAACATCGCAAGGATGCGCTCAGCCTCTTCGCTCGCCGGCAGGCTTACGTGCCGGCAATAGGCAATCTCGACCATCAGCCGCTCCTTCAGCGCCAGTTCGTCGGTGATGGTTTCGGGGGATTGATCGTTCCTCATGACAGATGCGCCTCCACCATCTGCGCGACATGCGCAGGGACATTGAAGAAGCCGAGCGCGCCCTTGCACGGGATCAGCTCGATCGGACGGGGATTGCGGAGGACGAAGCCGTACCGGCCGAAGAACCAGCGGCTATCCATCGCGGTCACGCAATCGACGATCTCGACGATGCCGACGATCCCGCCGAGCGGCAGATCATGCGTTCGAATGAAGTCGCGATCCTCCTCCACCGACAGGCTGGCATGCATCAACACGTCGCCCCGGAAGCGCGTCGGCCAGTCGCGGTTCTCCACGTCTTTCCCGCTGTGCAGGATATGGTGACACCAAGGCTGGCGGATACTCAGGGCCTTCATGCCGAACCCTCGCAATCCGCCTTTACCGTCCGCATGGCCGCGCGCTTGCCGACATCGATCCCGGCCCGGAAATTCGCCGCCATGGCCTCGACGGCCCGCCGCTTGTCCCGATCGCTCGCGACGCCGGCCACGATCAGCTTGCCGAGGATGCCGCCCGCGAAGTGCGCGGCGGCGGTCATCAGCATGGACATGGCCTGCGCGGGATCGGACGCATCTTTCAGAAGCGGCTTGGTCGCGGCATCCAGGAAGATGACGATATCCCACAGCTCCCGATGACGCGGATCGCTGGTCCTGATGGTGGCCAGCGGCATGTCGAACTGATCAGCCATGGCCAACCCCGAACAGATCAGCGGCCGCGCACTGCGGCGGATGATTCGCCGCGATCCAGTCGCGCGCCTCGCGGGCGGCCGCGACATATTCGGCCGAGGGCGTTTTCGTGATCTCCTGTCCCGGCCGGAACGTCCGCCAGATGCGGTCACGGATGGCGGGTGGCAGCATGTACCAATGCTTGCGACACCCCCACATGGCGGGTGGAACCTTCGCCGCGCAACCGGTCCAATGACAATGATGGTTGCCGGCGCCGAGCGGCGCTTGGCCGCGCACATAATCGGCCTTGTGCCCGCTCATGAGACTTCCTTCAGGATTGCCACCGCCTCGCGGCCGTTATCGGTGATCGCCCATTCGCGATATTTGGAAGGACTGCCCGAGGGCCGGACCAGCGGCCGACACGTTGCGAAGCCGGCGCGCTGCAACAGGTGCAGAGTTCGATTGCCCGCCCGCGCCTCGACCGGCCGGCGCTGGAGCTGGATCAACTGGCCGACCGCCGTTGTGGTCAGCCCGAAGGGAACCTGATCAGCCATGGGTCACCTCGGTTGCCGCGTCCGGCCGATGCATCCCCGCCCGCAGCCCGGCCGCGCAGGCGCGCAGGCGCTGGGCCGCGAAGCTGGCCTCGGCCTCGGTCACGGCCAGCCCGGCGCCGCTGCGCACGGCATCGGCCTGCGCTTCCAGCCAGACGGCGGCCGCCTCGATCTCGTTCATTGCATTCCCCCGGCTTCGCCAAACTGGCGTGACTTCCACTCCCCGGCCCAGCGCCAGCCAAGGCCGATGGGCACCCCCAGGCTGGCCGCGATATCGACGGTCAGCCCAGCGCCAAGATGATCCAGCCGCGCTTCGAACGCCGCGCGCCGATCGGCGAACGGCTCAACCGCCGCCGCGAAGCACTCGCCGCAGCGATGGATATGCTCGCCGTCCAGCACGTCGAACTTCCAGCCCTTGGGCAGGAAGGCCGCCGTCAAGGAGCCGGTGCGCGGGTTCCGCGTCTCGACCGCCTCGCCGACCGCGCCGCAGCCGTCGCACTGCACCATGCAGCCCTGTCCATCCGCGAGGATCACGCTGCCAGTCTCCCAGGTTGCAGGATGAAGTCGCCCCACTGCTCGGCCATCGCGGCCGCGATGCCGGGGAAGAAGCGCGAGCGCTCGCGGCGCCGATCGCGGCTGCCAGGCATGCGGTGGATGCGCGACCAGGCCCGCCAATCGTCAGTGCCTCTCACCGGCGGCTCCAGAACGGCGGTGGCGAAGAGCGGTGGCAGGCGGCGCAGCCAGAGGCCGACGCCCTTGAAGGTCGGCTCGCCGAACCACCAGGGCTGCACGACTTGCGCCGGATGCCGATAATCGCGGATACGCGCCTGGGCATGGCGGTGCATGCGCGGGTTCTCGATCGCGACATAGGGTGCCGGGGCATGCCAGAGCGTCGAGAACAGCGCCGCCGCCTCTTCCAGCTCCGCCCACATTTCGGGCAGTGTCCGCCCCGGTGGCGCGGTGTGCAGCCAGCGCAGGCCGCTCTTGCACAGCCGCGTACAGGGCGGATGCGCGACGATGATCAAATCCCAGCCGTCATCCAGGATGTCGCGGACATCGCCCCGGATATGACGGTTGCTGCCACGTTCGTCGGGCAGGATGTCGCAGCTCCAGGCATCGAACCCGCGCGCCAGAAAGGCGTCGCGGACCGTGCCCGAGAACTCACAGGCGACAAGGACGCGGGGAACGGCCGTCACGCCATCCTCTCCGTAGCTTCGCGCACCCGAAGGCCCCGCGCGGTCAGCCGCAGCCATCTCGCCGTCGATCCACTGACCCGCGCCCGTTCGATCAGCCCATCGCGTTGCAGGGCCGCGAGCGAACCGGCGAACTCGGGCAGTTCGTCCGGGTCGAAGCAAAGGTTGACCGGCAGCGCGCGCAGCAGACGCCGTTGCGCCTCGCTCAACGTCGCCCCCAGGATCGCGTATCGCGTCGGATGCGCTCTCACCGCTTCACCCCCACTTTCACGAATGTCTTTTCCCCGGTCGCGGCGATCTCGATCTCGCGCCCCGGCGCCCATGGCGTCTCGCGGTTCGCGATCTCGCCGTCCTTCACCAGCAGCCGGATCAGGTAGCTGGCCCGATCCGGCCCGCTCAGCCCGGCCTTGATCGCCAGCACCCGATTGGTGGAACAGGGCTGGCCGGCCCGCGCCTCGGCGCGCAGCACCTTGAGCAGCCGGGCCTTGTCGTCGGCGCTGCCGGCGACGGCGCGCGCGATGCGGAACGGCTTCGGCGGCGGGCTGTACGGCGCCCGCAGGCGGCGGAGCACATAATGCCCGCTCCTGCCGTCGAAGAAGGCGAACACGATCTTGCGGGCGTCGAGGTCGCGCGCCGCCTCGGCCGGCTTCGACCAGCCGGGCAGGCTCCCCTCGGCATAGGCCAGTTCCCGCCCCGCCTCGGCCGCCTTCACCCAGGCGACGATATCGGCGACGGCCATCGCCGCGCCGGTGCCGCCGATGCGGACCGGCTGCATCGCGCCGATCTCGCGCGGCCGCGTCACAGGGGAAGGGGCCGGGGCCGGGCTCACCGGGGATCGTCTCCCTCGGGAAACAACACCTCGGCGCCGAGCGCGCGGGCCAGCGCGATCATCGCCGCCGTCGCCGCGCCGCGATCCATCGCCCAGGACACGCCCAGGCCGGTCAGGATATAGCGATCCTCGCCGTCGCCCCGGATCACGCGGAACAACCGGCCGGGCGCCGTCTCGCCGAGGCGGCCATGCACCATCGGCGCGGAGGTGAACGGCTCGCCGAACACGGTTTTCATTCGGTCGATGACGAGGCCCGCCTTCGCGACCGCGAACACTGTTTCAGCGGGCGACGACGGGGCGGGGGGCACCTCCCCGTCGTCGCCTTCCGCCGCCGGTCCGCCGTGGGGGACGGAAACGGCCGCGGAATAGGGGCGCGTCCAGTCGTGCAGACCGATCTCGCCCCCGGTGATCTCATGCAGCAATCGGCCCGTCTCGGGGCTCAGCGCGATACGATCGCCCAGCACGTCGGCGATGGCGATCCCAGCCGCCTCGGCCGCCCCGACCCGCGCCGGCTCGGCCAGCAACCAGGCCGCCAGCTTGACCACGGCTGCGGTCGGGTCCGCGTCGGGATCGCGCGGACCCCATATGTTGCGCACCCAATGGACGAGTTGCAGGCCGCTCGCATGTTGCTCGATCAGGTAGATCGGAATGTGGAAACCCCCCGCCATAGATCAGCCCTCCGCCTCGATCCGTTCCAGCAGCGCGCGCAGCTCCGCCGCCTTCGTCACCAGCTCGTCCGCCTCGGCGACCAGCGCCCGCCGCCGCACGTCGCGGGCGCTCAGCCCGCCCGCCGCCAGCGCGGCCAGCATGCCGCCCGACACGTCCGAAAATTCCTTGGTCAGCTCGGCCAGCCGCAAATGGGCCTCGGCCGCATCGGGCACCGCCGCCGGCATCGCGACGAACGCGCCCCCGGCCCGTGCGCACAGCGCTCGGGTGACGTGCGGCCAGCCGGGCTTGCCGACCGTCACCGCCTCCAGGTCCATCGCCGTGTCGATCGACATGAAGGCGTCGACATTGGGCAGCGCATAGTCGCTGAACGACTGCTGGCGCTTGATCCGCCGGCTATACTCGGCGGCCCGCTCCTGCCCGCCGACCGCCTCGATCAGCTCGCCGGTCGCGACCTTGAGCGACTGCCGGCGCGGTTCGTGCTGGACGACGCGATCAGCCATGCCGGGCGCCCTCCGCCGGCCGAGGGGCGGTAAACCCGGCTGACTTACCGCTGGCGGCCGCGATCGCTTCGGGCTCAACCGTGGCGGCATGGACCAGCGACGCCCCATCGTCCCCGGCATCGGCGGGGCCATAGCCCGCCCATTCGCCGCGCACGTCGAAGAAGCGGCCGATCGCCTCGGCCAGGCTGTCGCCCAGCAGCAGCGCTGCGTAGAACAGCAGCCCGCCGGCAACGACCGCGAGGCCGCCGGCCGTGAGATACCCGGCCGAGATCATGCCGACACCGCCATATCCTCGAAAGGCAGCTCGGGATCGCGGTCGAGCGCCGCAACCGCATCCAGCGCCTTGGCAAGCTCGTCCGCCTTGCCCCTCGCCTCGGCGGCTAAGCGGACATGATCAAAGCGGGCCTCGGACATGCCGACGCGCCGCCAGTTATGGACGGTGGTAATCGGCGTGAATGTGAGGCGGGCGACCGCCACGGTTCCGTCGAGGGCGTCGAGAAAGACGGACGCTCGAACGCCGTCGAGCGACATGGACGGGGAGGAGGCAGTGCGTTCCATGCCCATGTTATTTCCATAATCGAAACTTCAGTTCAATCAAAAAGTTTCCATAGTCGAAATTGCGATTATGGAACTACTGGGCAAAATGGCTGGATGAACGTCGACCAGATCAAAGCCGCCATGAAGGCGAAGGGCATCAAGGCCGTGCGCCTCGCCAATGAACTTGGGCTAACACCGTCCCAGGTCAGCAAGTCCCTCCACGGCGGCCGACGCTTCACCGTGACGGAAATGGATACCATTCGGCGCATGTTGGCTGATGCCACGCCGCCGCAGATCGCGGGCCTTATTCCCACCCGCCGCATCCCGATTATCGGCAGCGTGGCAGCCGGCAACTGGCGCGAGGCTATTCAGGAACCATTGGGCACCATGCCCATGCCTGAGGCCGATATGCCAGACGACGCGGTTGCCCTGCGCGTCGTCGGCGACAGCATGGACAAGCTCGTTCCTGATGGCGGGATCGTGATCTTCTCGCCCAGCGATCGCGAGCTTTTCGCGGATAATTACTACGTCGTGATCAACGGCGAGAACGAGACGACCTTCAAGCAATACAAGTCCGACCCCGCCCGCTTGGTGCCCTGTTCGAACAATCCGGCCTACAAGGAACTCAGCATCGGGGACGGCGGATTTCAGATCGTTGGGCGGGTCGAATGGTACGCCGCCCGACCGCCCCGGCGGATGCCCGGTTAAGCCGCCTCCTGATCCTCAATCGCGAACGCGGACTGGATGCCGCCGGGGACGATATCGTACCATTGGCCCCACTCGTCAAAGGCACCCAACCCCAGCTCGACAGCATCTTTGCGCGCAAGCTCCTTGCTGTCGCGCCACAGACCGGCCGGACGGCCGAAGCATGTCACCCGATACCAGCGAACAGCAGTGAGCATCTAACAACCTCCCCGATTCGACAACGGGAGATTGGAACAAGAAGGGAACAAAAATCAACGGCTGCACGTCATATTTCCATAATGGCAACATTTCTCTTGACGATGACGTTTCCATAATCGAAATATCTGTCCCGTCACCACGACGGAGGCACCGATGTACGTTTCCCCTACCGACCCGCTAAACAGCGTCCACGATTGGTTTCAGGCGCGGACCTACCACGCGCCCCGGCAGCAGGATTGGACCCCCGAGGCCGACCTGTTCCTCGACTATCATCGCCACGCCGAGGCCGCCGGCATCCGGCCGAGCAAGCGCCTCGGCGCGAAAGCCTTCGCGGCCGAGCTGCACGGCCTGACCCGCCGCCAGCCGCAGGCGCGCCTTGCCCAGCCGATCAACGGCGGCCCGGAACGCCACCTGCCGTTCTGGCCCCGCACCCTCCGCGCCGCCCGCCAGCTCGCCGCCTGACCGCACCCCACGCGGTCGGGCCGGTCCCGGCCGCGACAGATGCAGCCAGCATCGCGAAGCCCGAGGAACCCGAAATGACCGAGATCAAGTTCACTACGACCCGCGCCGAAATGGATCAGATCGCCAAGATCGCCGACCGCGCCGAAGCGCTCGGCCTGCTCACCGGAAGCTACGACCGGATGACGCTGATCATGGACCTGTCGGCGACCCACGCGAACGGCTGCCCGATGGATTTCGCGCGCCTCGCCGAGGCCGACGACTTCAACCTCACGCACGATATCACCGGCATCGCCAACACGATCGACCGCGAGACTGGCAAGCTGGCCGGCTTCTTCCTGCCGCGTTTCAGCGCACCGAAAGGCCCCGAAGCCCTCGCCGCCATCGGCGCCGCCAATCGGGCACTCGTGGATGCTCATTATCCCGCCTGACACCCTGCCACCGCCGCCCGACTGGCTTATTGCGCCGCACTGGCGGCGGCCGGCTCCCCCGAAAGGATCGCGCCCATGCGCTGCTATCTCACAACCGATGGACTGTTTGTCCGCACCCAGGCCGAAGCCGGAAAGGACTGGCAGCGCGTCGAGCTGCCCGATGACCAGGCCAGCCGGATCGCCCTCTACAACGCCCTGACCGGAAAGGCCGAGCAGGGCCTGTGGTGGTGGCTGGTCGAGGCCATCCGCCAGCCCGCCGGGGTGCCGACCGTCGAGGCCGGCGCCGCTGCCGAGGCCTCTATCCAGATCACGGGCGGCAGCCTGCCGCAGATCACGTCGGACGATCCGAATATCTGGCGCCGGGTCACGACCATCCCCTGGCCCCCGGAAGGCAAAACCGTGGCGATCGCCCCCAACACTACGCCGATCGTTCAGCCGTCGCTGACCGACGTGGAAGCCTTCATCCAGTCGGCCGACGCCTACCAGCTCCGCAGCCTGTTCGAAAACGTCGTGCTGCGCGGCCGCGAACTGATCGGGGAGGCCCGGCCATGAAGGCGACCACCACGTCCAGCGCGATCCGCGCGACCATGACGGCGACCGAGGCCCGCGAGATCGCCACCGCCATCCGCGACGCCCGCTGCCTGGGCGCGCCGATTGCTGAGCGCCTGATCGAAATCGCGGCGTTGCTTGAAATGAAGGCGGAGGACGTGCGCTGGACCCAGGCGCGGAAACGCGCCGATCGGGAGGCCGTCGCCGAAGCCGAGCGCCGCCGTCGCGAGCGGGAACGCCATTTCGTGATCGACGATCTCAGCGTCTCGGCTATCCGCGCCGACTATGCCGATGCGTCGACCGATCCCGACTTTCGGCTGTGGGTCGATCTCATCCTGTCGGAGGCGCTCAACAAGCCGCTCCCCGATCAGTGCGAAATCCGCCGCGATGTATGGTGCGTCCGCGTCGTGCGTCCGGCCGCCGATTTCGAGCCTAGCCAGATCATCGGCAGCGATTGCACGGAAACCGCCGACCCGGCCGAGATCGCCGCCGTCGCCGATCGCCTGATCCGCAAGCATGCGGAGGCGCTGATATGATCGAGCAGGCGAGCAACATCGAAGTCGTCTATCTCGGCCCCGTCAAGCTTGCAGGCAACAGGGCCGGCGCGCTGCTGATCACGCCCGAGTTGCTGTCATCCAGAACGGATTGGACGTGGAACGCGCTGCTGGCGGCTGCCTCGGCCTTCAAAGCCTTGCCCAAGGGCAAGGCGATCGGCGGCATCTATTCGACGGCCGGCACGATCGAGGATGGCCGCGTTAAGGGGATCACGCCGAAGGACATGACGTTCCTTCGGAGCGCCTCGAACCCTATCCTTGCCGAGTGCGAGGTCCGCGCGACCGCCGACGAAAATGAGAAGCGGATCGCTGCCGCTGAACGCAAGGTCAAGGACAGCCCACGGCTCATGGCCGAGGTCATCGAGCTTAGCCGCCTGCTCGCGAGGACACCCTATACCCAACAGGTGGCCGTCGAGGCCGCGATCATGCAGATGATCCGCAACGCATCGCGCGGGATCAAGCTGTGACCGATCCCGTCCTGACCCTCGACGGCTTCCACCCCGAGTTCGCCGACCTTGCCGAGCGCATGGCCGGCGACCGGATGCGCGGCTATCCCAAGCTGGTCGCCACCGGCCAGATGACCCCGGCCGCCGCAAAGCACCGCATCTTCGTGATGAACGCCATCGCCGAAATATGGCGCTGCGCCACGGACATTCTGCCGCCCAACAAGGCACTGATGGCCGTCCATCGCGATTACTGCCTGGAGGAGCTGGCCGAGGCTATCGAAGGCGCCAAGCAGCGCCTCCGCCGCCGGCCCGACGATGCCGCCTTGCTCGCCCTGATCGAGCAGCTCCGCGCCATGCGCTGGTGGCACGGAGAATATCCGGTGCTCGCCTACGCCCTCAACATGACCTGCATGCTCCGCCACGACGCGATCCAGCGCGCCGCCCAGGCCGAGCGCGAAAGGAACGCCGCATGAGCGCGCCGATCGACGAATATACCCGCTGGACCTGTGAGCGGTGCGGCAAGCCCGGTTTCGACAGTTGGAACAAGGCGATGCATGACGGCATCTACTTTGCGGGGGACTACCCGAACCCCGCGATCTTCGGCGTCGATTGCCAAGACTGCGGCCATCCTGCCGTGCTGGCCTATACCACGCCCCACATGGCACCGCGCGCCGTCTTTGGCCCGCATCAATACGATTACGCCTATGAACCGGCGGCCATGTCGGCATTCCAGACCGATCCGCATTTCGGCGTCGAACTCCGGCCGTCGAGCGCTCGGGACCGCGATTGGCGCGGCGGATGCCTTTCGGCGGTGCTCGGCATCACCCCCGATCCGGCGGCGTAAAGGCCATGGCCCACGCCCCCGCCAGAACGCCCCGTGGAGTCGAGGGCACCCCCTCGGGCACCACTCGCCTATGCGCGGAGTGCTTGGCCCCTGTGATGGGCATCCAGCCGGGACAGCTCTTTTGCTGCTCCGCGCACCGGAAGGCATTCCAGCAGCGCCAGCGCATTCGCGGCCGCCAGCTTACCGCCTTCGCCATGGTCGACCGGATGACCCGGAGCGGCACCGCCGGCAGCGCCGAGGCGCGCGAGATCGGCAAGAAGGCCCGCGCCGTCACCCAGCGCCTGATCGCCGCCTGGGCCGCCGAGGACAAGGCCTCCGGCCGCATGTCCATGGTCGACTATCTCCACCGCTACACCAAGCATTTCGACCTGCCGCTATGACCTCCCAGGGCACCACCAGACCCGCGCGCGCCTATCCCGGCAAGGTCGCCATCCGCCACGTCGTCCAGGCGGCCCGCGACCTCGGCCTTGACGTGGCCGGGATCGAAGTCACCCTAGACGGCACGATTCGCGTGATAGAAGCCCGCGCCCAGGCGCCCGCCCCGCAATCGCTGTTCGATCAGTTGGAGGCCGCCGGCAAGATATGA